GTCTCGGTCATGCGCTTCATGGCTTCGGCCTTGGGCAGCCCTTTGATGCCCATACTGGCGTACCGGATCTTGATGTAGGACTCAAGAACTCCGATCAATACCCATGCGCAAATCTGACCAAGGTCTCCATCGGCGACCAGCAAGCGTGGAGGCTTGCCGTCTTTGCCGGGCTCGACCTTTATGCTCCCAGAAAACTTGTAACCGGGAGCGTAGGTCTCGCGCAGCCGACGGAGTCCATCTTCGATACGCTGCTTCTTCCACTTGCCCGATGCCCAGCCGTCGAAGCCCAGATGCTTCATGATCAGCTGCAAGAGGAGGTCCTTGTTGTGCGGGCGCATCATCTCCGCGATGAATGCTTCTGCCGTGGCAACAATCTCTTTGACCTCCGCGTCAGGGCATGAGAAAGGCACTTCCACGTTGGTGATACGCTCGAGAATCGCTCGGCGAATGTTCTTCATTGTGGTCAAGTAGAAGTACCTCGCCTCAATCTGGGGCAAGAAGCGCACTGCCAGTGGAACGCTGTCCACGCTGTCGCCGTCTGCATCGTGCATCAGGGACACATTCGGCACCTTGGACACAGAGCTCGTCGGCCTGTCCTCCGGTGCGATCGTGTCATTGTCCACTGGCACGGTCGGCAGCTCCACGATCGGCGTAGGGCGAACGATCTTCATCATGCGATGCTCGATCAAGCCCGGATCGCCGCTGGGGCAACAACAGCAGCCCGTCAACGCGACGGGTCCGGCAGCTATGATGGACTCGAGGAATCCGAACAACTGCAGCAAGGCGATATGGGCTGTCTGGTCGCCCTCGTCCTTGCGCGTGAAACGATAAGTTGCGAAGTGAGTATTGCCTGCGCATGTCTTGGCGGGCGCTTCTGAGTACAACCCTGCACCGCCAGCCTTGCGCATGACCTCGACTTCATTCACCGTCAAGAAAATGTCGTACACCTTGCTCTTGCGCCCAAGGCCCACGCTTCGTTTGAAGCGGCCACAGAAAGTCTGTTCGTGCGCAGAGCAAATAGGTACCATGACTGAAAGTCTGTGGACAACGGAGTCCTTCACATCGGCCCTGACAACGGCGTCGTCGTATGTGAGTGCGTCAAGCGCCCACAAGTGACAAACGCGGCAGAGGCCGATGCGACGCGACGTCACGCGCTCGGAGACGAGCGACATCGCGACCTGTAGCCAACACCAGAAAAGAGGTGACCCACGAGGGTGTTTTACGTGGGTTTCGGTCGGTATCTTTTAGCACAGGTCGTCGG